AATTAACAATCTTATTCTATCAGGTCTATCAATTAATTCCGCCCAATCAAAGTCACGTAAAGAACAACGTCTTCTATCGTGAGGTACTGTGATTAGTGGAGTGTCTTGATGACGACCTGTCACTTCTTGCGCAGAAGTAGAACCAATTCTATCATAGAATTCGAATTCAGCGTTCTGAGATTCGACTCTTACGTACGGACGTAAGCGTGAACCTTTTTGTTGCAAGAGATGCTCTACATTGGCTCTGTACTGTTGTACAAAAGCAGTCGTAATTTGAGTTGACATAAAAATGTCCTCCTTTTAACAATATTAAATATATCGCATAGGCTACCCTCACGGACCTCCACTACCCTTAAGCCTGGGCACAAAGCTGCGGACTGTTAAGCTACCCGCTTATTTCAAATTATATCTTACTAAATAATGTAATGTACAATCATTCTATCTGATCTGGATAGGCATATTCAAATAAGTTCCTGTACTTCTTGACTGCTTCTCCATGCCCATCAGCCTCTTTGCTGCTGTATTGGTTCATAAAGTTAGGGTCTCGTTGTAGTCTAGCAATCTCTGATTTAGCACTATCTGGTGTCATTTCAAACGATTGTGGCTTACCGGGTTCAGCCCCGCCTTCAGCCATCATCTTACCTACTTTAGCAAACATCTTAACAAACATAGGATTATTCCCTTGTCCACTAGTATCTAGCCAGTTTAAAAAATCTTCTCCACCAAGTTCTCTAGCAGCCCTTTGCGATAGATCTACTTCTTGATCAAAGGCTTTACCTAGATCTTTTTGTAGGTCTTTATGCCATTGTGCTTTTTGTCCTTCTGATTGAGCAGACTGTTCTGAATATTGAGTACCCATATATTTCATATAGCCACTATATAGATCACTAGCTTGCTTATTAGTTAGACCTGATTCATGCATCATGGTTTTCATTTGTTTTTCCATGTCTTCGTTGTAACCCATACCTTCAGGAAGTTCTGCTTTTTCAAACTCATATTCCTTAGGTCGACCTAAACGGTCATAGAAAGCTGCCATTTCTTCTGGCGTTGCATCTGCTTTGGGTAAGGCTATTTTATCTGTACCTACCATTTTTTGACTGTGTACGAAGCTCTTTGCTAAGGCTCCTACATCTGCTATGTCTGCGAGACTCGGATCAGTCCTTACGTCATCTGGTAACGAATTTTTCCAATCAACCGAGCTCCCCGCATCTGTAGCTACTTCTGCCGTAGCTTCTACGGACCCTGTTTCTTCAACCATCTTGTTCTCCTTGCTGCACTTGGCGCAATAATTCTCTAGGATCGCGTTCGATAAATCTTAGAATTGATATAACGATACTTCGCTTACCTTCTTTGTAAGCAGTATCATGGGAATCACCTGGTGTATGTGTGGATATATCTACAAATCCTACTTTAACCAAATGCTCTAACACGCGCTCTCCATCTGGAGAATCGAACACCGCGCGATAAGAATCGTGTATTTCGTTAAGCTTCTTCCTCGCCATCTATTAGTCCTGCCGCACTGGCATCTTTAGCTGCTCCTGCTAGTTGCTGAGCTTGCTCAGCTTGTTGCATTTGCTCTTGTTGTTCTTGTCTTTGTTTCCTTAGCTGTGCTACTTGTTCTTCACCCATTAGAGTTTCCATTGGAGCGTCTAAGGTACCGTGAGCCCATTTAAAAGCTCCGTCAGCATCAAGGTTATCAAATATCTCTGGCTTTATTTGAGCCAAAGGTATCATCTGTTCTAAGAATCTACTAAAGTTAAATATCTGTTGAGATTTCTGAGCTCTTGCTACAGGAGATACATATACTACTTTTAAGGTTTGACCTTCTATTTCTTGAGGAGCTTCTTCTATTGCATTACGTCTCATCATTATAGCAAACACTCGATCTATTAAAGGACCTAAGAATTCTGTTTGTAGTCTTCCAACCATAGGACCTAGTAACCTCATCTTTTCTTCTTGACGTTGCAGTACTTCAGTTGCAGTCATTTGAGGACCGTCTTGTTTCATTTGTAGCCAATCTACGTGAAACGTCTTAAGTATATGCTCACGTCTAGTTTCAATAAAGTCTAGCCCGATATCTGGTCTAACATTAGATGTTAGAGGTTCTATTTTATCTGTAGTACCTGATCTATAATAGTTTAATCCGCCTGGTACAGTTCTAAGGGGTAACATGAAACCGTCATCAGGGACTAGGAGTGGTGGATCCGTAGCTTTTTGAGCTGCCCTAATAACGGTCTTAGTCATTTCGTTTACCATTCTAATGTCTGGTAAACAAGTCATAGCAGGAGATCGACCATATATCTCACCTGCTGTTTTTGACCAACGAGGAACCATGTAAGGAAATTCGTTAAATCCTGATTCTTGTAACATAATCTTTTCTTCTTCTAATACGTAACAACTGCTGAATGGCATATCTGTCGCCATTTTTGCACCAGGGCCGTATGAGTCTCTTGGCTCAACAGCATGTATACATGTAAATTCTTGGTGTGGTTGCTTGTATGAAGTATCTATAAATTTTTGTGGAAGTTTGTCTTTATACATCTGCACTAGTTGTCTTGCAGTATGTTTATATTTTCTATATAGTGTATCTACAGTACCTTCTGAATTTTCTGCTATAAAGCATTCAGCTAAGTGGAACGTTCTAAAGTTAATAGACTTACCAGGTCTATCTTCTACGTACATAACAGCTGTTCCGTAAGATCCAAGGTCTAAGTACAGCTCATGTACTGCTGTAGTAAAGTTAGCCTCAGGTGTGTGGAATACATCATCAAATAATGTTTCAGTTGTACCTTGTAACCAGTTGCGAACTGACTGAGAAAGTATATCGTTTTCCTGTGGTATATTTAAAGAAAACCAATTCTCAGCCGAGCTCGTCAAGAATCCGTGTAATCCAGAAGCTAGTTGTTCGTTAGCTAGTGGAGCTGTTGAATCAAATACTTTATCATAGCGTGTACGATCTCCTTTAGACCTTGCTATTGAAAAGTCACCACGTCTAGGGTTTACAAACTCTGTGCAATCTTGCCAGAGTTGCTCCCATGGACCTCGCATAGATTCTAGCTGTCCCATGCGCTTTATAATATTATCTACTTTATCCATTTAAGTCTCTGAGAATGAACCCATAAGTTTCTTTTTCTGTATATTCTCCAGACCCACTAAACCTTGGGCTCCGCCTTGCGTCATAATAGTAGATGATCTACCTTTACGCTTACGGTCTAATGCTGCGTAATCTGCTACCGGTTTGGTCGCTTCTGCTCTTGCAGGAGGTGGTGGAGGTGGAGGTGGTGGAGTATAACTTCCGCCGCCGCCGCCGCACATTAAAGCACCTTCCTAAAAGTATGCCCTGTCGGCTCGTAGCCTAAATGGCTATATAATTTTGCTGTTCTATTCATTTCTATTCCTGTGCTAGTAGCCGGGCGCACTTCTTTTGCGTTGTTTCTTTTTGCCCATAATTCAAACTCCTTAATCATTTTAAGGCAGGCTAAGGCTCCTCTTTTATCTTGATCTACATAGAAAAGTAGATCTGAAGCCATAGTGTCCTTAGAAAAATAGTACTCTGTTATTACCCCTACGAACATACCTAATATTACTTTATTTTCATCTTCAGCCACAGAGGCAAAGAATACATCAGGTCTATTTATAATACTTGTTCCTAGGTCTCTTAGTTTTTCTTCATCGTAGCCTATACTTTTAAAAGAAGATTCATTGTGCATTTTAAACCCTAGCTTAATCAAAGGGCTGATATCGGACTTCTTAAAATTTCTGACGTTTATCCTAATATCTGATACTCCTGGTCTGCTAGTCTTGGTAATTTTTCCATTTTAGCATTTTGACGGTCTCGTATAGCTAGTGCCATATATCTAAAAGCATCAGCTGGATGTGATGACCAGTCGTGTACGGGTCTATCTTTAAATGTATTGTTCTTCTCGTCAAAGTCTTTGCGGTACTGTCTCAAGGCTTCGACTAAATGCTTACACTTATTCTCGTCGAAATAACATCTAGGTAATATAGTCCTTACAGCTTCTACACCATCTTCTATTCTTAAGTTAGGTATTACACGGAACTTGATTCCTAGGTCTCTGGCCGATTCTAATCTACTCCGGCCCGTTGACATCTCTCTTACTTTAATATCGTGAGGTGCTATGTGTTCTCCATAAGCATATTCTTTATCCCTCATTACTTGTATGTAGTGAGCTAAACCTTCACCTTGGTTTTCATAGTAATCTATAATTCTTATTTCCGCGTTTACGGTCTGGTAAAATATAATAACGGTAGAATCTCCCATGCCAAGGTCCCAGGCGGTATTGACATCAAGCAAAGGATCGTAAGGAACATTTACTATGCGCCGGTCTGCAAGGGCCTTAGCCATAGGATTACCATAGTATGACCCTACTAGAGGAGCATCAAATGAACAATAAAACTCCTGCTGGATCATTTCTTCTGGCATACCTGATTCTCTTTCGTCTATAATAGCTTGAGCAGATACTGCTCTTGTATCTTCAATAGATAGGACTTGGCTAAACCATTTTTCATTTTTTCGTGCCATGTTCATTAAATCGTAGCCGTGGTTTCTACCCCTTGCTGTATATATGAATACTGCCCAGCCACCGTTCTCTGCTAGGATAGGTCTTATATAGTCCCAGGCTCTGGGATCTTGGACTGAGTACTCTGAAAAGATTACACCTACAGGATTGGCTCCTATAAGTCTGTCAACGTTATCTGTACCTACGACCTGGTATATAGAACCGTTTTTTAAAGTAAGTCGCATATCGGTATTGTTTTGAGCTGCTATTACTTCTGGTGGAAAATGGTCAATGAACTTACGACCGTCCCTGGTCATGCCATCCCAGGCAATCTTACGTCCTTGGTTATATGTAGGAAATAGATGCCAGTACAATCCTGGTCTTTTAAGTGCAGAGACTGCACACCAGTTAATACTAGCTAAATCTTTACCAGCACGTCTGTGCCAGACAGCCACGGCTCTAAGACCACCTTCTTCTAGAAATTTCCAGAGGGGTAGTTGATAGTTACGAGGCTTCCATTTATGTGGTACCCTTATCTTCATCTAAATCTTGAAAGTTAACAACTTCAATCGTCATCTCCCCGGCGTGGGTTGTAGTCATGTCTATTGCTTTACGTTTAGGGGCTACATACTGTGCTAGCTCTTTATAGCATTGCAACTTAAGTTCGGGTGTAGAGTTAGGGTCAGCAGCTATCATAGCCATGCCTTCTATAGGATCTACTCCTAGATCTTCTAAACGATCTTCAATTTCTTGAGATCTTTTATTTTTGCTGCCTGCTGGTCTCCCAGTTCCAGGTCTTTTACCACCATGTGCCATAAGTCTATTTATACACCGTTTGTTGAGAGTTGTACACTTATTTAACGGATTCTGTACGAAAGTCAAAAGGACCCCCACCCCAAAACCGCGGTTAGAATAGAGACTCCCGCGGTGTGCGTAGATGCACCCCGGGGCCCTGTACGTGTATGTGCACGTGTTGGAAAGCTAGACATATGTGGCTACGTAGCTGCGTAAGTGCATGTGCAAGTGTATGTGTGCGTGTGTGCGTGTCGGTCATGATGATCCCGTCACGTAACCATACAACTTATAGATCATCACGTGAGGTAGTAAGGTGAAAGAAACTTATTATACCTTCACGAGTACTGAAGAGCTTGACAAGCAGTTCGGTGCGTCACGCGTACGTCGCAGAGTTTGGCACTTGCCTGCTCAGTTGCGTCACGCGTGGGCGTGCGGATTGCCTACAGGTGTGGCAGTTACTATGGAAGACATTGTGAAATGGTCTGACAAAGTAGCTAAAACGTCTGTCTGGTCCGACAAGTATGACCAATCACCTGCGAAGTGTATGAAATATTACCTTTCAAGTGAGCGCGATGCCTGTCTTACTTCAGCACACGTGAAGATCGAGAACAAGTGAACTCGATTGTGAATAACTCCTGTATCATGTGAACGCAGGTGGTCCCGAGTCGGACGAAAACATCGACTCAGCGGCGTTGATAATTAACTAACAGGAGACTATTATGTGGAAAGTCTACATGGATGGTGTCTTCAGAACAACAGTACCTGCTAAGTACTCGGTATACAAGTTACAGAACTTGTTCCAAGACTGGAAGATATTTGTTGAATATGATGATGCTAACAAAGTTATGCTTGTACAGCACTATGAATAACTAGTGCCGACTAACGTATGGAGGTACGCTTATGCAATAAGGTAACTACAACTTGAAATGACTCATGAAACCACTTCGGTGTGATAGCTATAGGCTAGCGCAGAAGGGCGAACTTTATTGGGACCAAATGCCGGTACACGCGTGATGTACGTTTTAGGGCGGGAGGAGGAGGATCTAGGGCCAAGTGCTCGCCGGGAAGGGTTCATGGACCCTAGGCTAACTGATCCGGCGCAAGATCCCTTAATCAAGAGCGAGAAGGAGGAGTAACTATTTATAGATCAAGAACCTGTAACCCCTGCTCATGGTCCAAAGATCTCAAACCAGGGCGCCTGTCCCCGCTAAAAGATGATATTTAATCAAAACTGGAGATCTAATATTATATAAAATAGCTGTACCACTATGAAATAAGGTGTTTACTTATTTAACTACATATCATATAATAAACTATGAGATTAATTAAGATCTCTGTAAACTAGAAAGGAGAATATATAAAATGAACAACATGAAGCACGGTGCTCCAATTGGAGCAGTTGCTTCAGTCGGACATAAAATAATGGAAGCTACAAAACAAATTGTGAAAACAGTACCTAAACAGGCTACTAAAAAGAAAAGCAAATTGTTTGTGTTTAAGGATATCTCAACATTGGATGGTTGGGACCAACATTTACCAAAGCAGGCGAAGACAATTTTGTTAAACTTGCCAAAGTATGGTGTTAAATACGGTAGTGAAGTTACTGAAGAAAATATACTGTCAGCTGTTAATAAAATGGACAAAGATGGTGTATTGCTAGGTAAAAAAGGTTTACCAATAGCACAGCCAGCGATGGCAATCTTCAAGTTTTATGTAAATTGGTACAAAGGATCTTCTGCTAAAGATACCAAAGTTACCATGACTGAAGTACATAAATAGTTTCACTTAGCAGGTGAATATTGGGAGTTAGTAATGGTACTAACTCCTTTTTTTAAACAAGAATATAATAATAATAACGGGGGTAAGGTAGATCAATAAACCTACACATAATCAAAGAAGACACAAAAGGAGCTAAGTTCTACGCAGCTCCTTTTTTACTATCTGCTTACCCAGAATAGTAATCCAGATCCGGCTGTAAAGAAGTATTCAAAGTGTCCTCCCTAAACGCATGTAGTGCGGGTTATCAGGCTATTATATATAGGGGTTTTTGAAGAAATAAATATAGAAAATATGTGAGGCTGCCAATAAATACAATAACCCAATAATATTGTTCAAAATCAACTATATAGAGGCCTGGAGATTGTATTGGCATTTGAGACCCAATAATAAAACACGTTTAAATTAGGAGTATACTGAGTAAATTACATATAATATAATAATAATATAGGTATTTTAGGAAATACCTAAAAACTAGAAAGGAGAATAATGTTATGAAAATCAAGATATATAATGGTTTGAAGAAAACCCTTACACATTATGATTGCATATGCTACAGTACTACCCCACAAGATTGTTGTGATGTAGTATTTCAAAGACAACTCGTTGATAAACCATCAGAAGGTATAAAAATAAGACAAGTCGTTTGGAGATCTGTGAAAGAATGACTACAAATTATAAATTAAAAGTGGATGTGGCCTACGATTGGCCCTTCCACGACTTTTGCCAGTTCTGCCAGGACCACGACTGTACCTTCAAGGTTATTGAAGCTCAGGGTCCAGGTGGCGGTAACCCTTATGTGGAATTCACGTTCCCAGAGATGCCGTCTAAGGCAGTCATGGAATTTTTTATGATAACTAAGGAGGATATAGACAATGAGTAAATTAACAGAAACACCTGCACCTGAGGCTATTGAAATGATAGTTTCAGGTCCAGCAGGCCGTGAACCTAGATTTATAACTAAGGACTTTGTTTGGGGCAAATATGATGAAAAGCTGGGTAAAAAGGTCCACGATGGCCTAATTGTGGCCCACTATGACAAAAATAAAGATACGATCTGCCCTGCCTCTGGCGAGTTGCTAGATTATAAAGATGTTACTTTTAAATGTGAGCCACACCACTTCGATGATGTGATTTACTGGCTAGAGTATGTCCAAGGAGCGGATTGTATAACATGTACACGGGAGGACAGCACACATATTTACATTAGAACTGAATATATGTGCTGGTAATACTATGAGTAACGACGCAGCAGGACCAAATGACATGCTTAGTAAGCCTGTTTATCCGGCAAAGCACGATTGCTACTATTTGACAGATCTTGCCCAAAGGTGGCAAGACGAGTCAGAGTACGAGGACTTTGAGGAATACAAGCATCTAATAGCTGGTACTTTTAAAAGGTACGGCTATGTAGGTATCAATATCCATATGGCAGAGGGATCGCTGGCTTTCTTAGTTGAAGCAAGCTTACCCACTACTAAGTGGAAATTTAAAATAGAACCGACTGGAATGTCGGTATACGAGGTAACAATATGACAATAACAACTAAAAATGCAGCGGTAACTTATATAGATGAGGTAATAGAAAAGATAGATTTTCTATCTCAACTTGTAACAGGTAACGATCATTTAAATGGTAAAGATCAAACAGAAGCGGCTAAAACTAACATGGAGCTGGTATATAACCGCCTTGTTAAGGAAAAAGATAAAATGATAGCCGTTTCAGGAATGGAGATTCTAATAGATGACATGATAGCAAAGGAGAGAGCAAAGCATGAAAAACAATCCGCTGTCTAAAGAAGAAGCTAGAGCACTTATACGTATATTACGAGAAGTGTTCATGGTAGCTAATGACCCCCTGTACTTTAGGTACAGGGTAAGCATGGAATTACCACTAAATGCTGAATTGCCTGACGATTTCGGTTCTGCTAGTGATTTAGCGGGCTTCATAGTCAAAATTATAGAAGATAATGATGCCGATCCGTTAACAACTATGGTAGATTTAGTTAAGATCCATGGCGATGAGGAATCTATTGGCATGTCTATACCAGAGTTGAAGAGATGTATAGAGACTT